ATTGCAGCTGAGCAAATTTGTCAGCGCTTAGTCCGCCGGAGCGCAATAGCTTGCCGCGCGTCTCACCCAAAACATCGTCTTGAAAGCTTTTCGGCTGCTTTTTAAGCCATGAATAATAAGATTCGTTGGTTACAGGACCGTCTTTACTTGCGCGCTTATCCGTGTTACCGCGCCCTGCATACTCATCTTTGAGTACGATCAAAACTGTGCTACGGCAATTTGGATGCAACGGCGGTCTTGGTCCTTTACCTAGATCAAAAACCCGACCGTCAAGGCTGCGACATTGCGACGTTGTGCGACCATCAAGCGTTGATAGCCACTGCTCGCCTTTAATAATGTCCTCGTTATCGCGTGCAAACTCCGCCTTGCCTTGCATAGCCGCGTGCTGCACTGTCGTCCGCACTATCGTTTGGGCATTGCGAGCCGTGACCTCCATCAAGCCGTCTTTATAGCCATTTTTGCGAGTACCGCGGATCATCTGGGCAATTTGACCGTTGGTTTTGCCCTGAAATCGTGCAAGATTGATCTGGTTGATATAGCGCTCAGCTTCGTTTTTGGATAAATCCTTAAACAAGTCCGTGACCACCTTGCCCTCAAAGCCCTTAGTCGCAAGCGGCGTTGTCTTAACTAGCTTCTCAAGCACCTTGGCTTTTTCCGCCATCTTGATGCCGCTTGCCAAGTTAAAGCCTTTAAATGCCTTATCGATGCTTTTAGCCTCAAACACATAGCTGTCTTTAGCAACGTCAATAATGGTCACGCTTGCCGTATCAGCATAGCGATCAATCTCGGCTTGGATGCCTTGCTTAATGTCCGTGACCACGCCTTTGTATGATGTAATCGTAAGTTCAGTCAGCTCATCATCAACCAAATGCGACTTAATCAGCTTGTCAATCACTTTGAGATGCGGCGCAAGCTTATTGATTTCAGCTTGCTTTATACCCTCCAAATAAACGAGGCGCCGAATAGTTTGGTTGAGATATTGCTCATTCATCTTCAAAAGCCCTTGCCACCACGTTTGTTGGCTCAGCGTCAATCAACTCCTGAATTTCCTCATCTTTCATTTCAGGGTCAATTAAGTTATAGCGGCGCATGTAATCAAACGCGACAACTTTTGGCGCAAGCGATGACTGTACCCAAGCGCCGATGTTGGTCATCATTGCAGGGTCTGCTACGGGCGCTACAAAGTCTTGACTTGCTTTAAATAAATAATCGCCATCATCTGCGCCGTTATCGATACCCAAATACTCGTAAGCAAACAGCAGCGCGTCTTGCATCGCTTCAT